GTTTCATTCATTCAGCAATCAACTCCGAAGGGTCAGCTATCTGCTATTAATAGTCTTTTTCACTATAAATACTTGCATTACTTTTCAAACCTGTTAATCTTTGATTATGAATGAAATAAACAAGGAGAATAAAATGAATGAAACAAAAAACCAATATGTCAAAGAATACTATGACTATTCTTCAGGAAAAGACAGAAGAATTACAAAGTTAGTAAATGACATTAAAAAATTAGAAGAACAAAGAACTGTAGGTCAGATTCTAAAAGTTACTTGGAAGGAAGTAAAAAATGAAGAAGAAGATACTTGGTACGATTGTTTTGCTTACGATTATAATTTCACAGTAAATTATGATTTAATAAGAAATGGTCTAGGTTGGACACAAAGCCTAGAGTTGATTGACCGTTGGGGAGACGCACACCACTTTGATAATGAAATGGGTAACTATTTTTACAAAGATATAAAAGTTGAATTGCTTGAAGTTCCAAATCACGAAGAATATGTAGAAGAATGTAAATTCTGTTTTATTCATACAGGTTGGTACGGAGTAATCGAGAGTCCTTGTATCGAACTATAAAAAATTAACAAAACCAATTAAGCCACCTACATTGGTGGCTTTTTTGTTATAGTAAGAGTTATGGCAAGTTTATCTAGCATAAGAGACGGATTAAAAACTCGATTAGCAACAATCTCAGGATTAAGTATATTTTCTTTTGTACCTGATTCTATTGAGCCACCTACGGCAGTTGTTGGTGTGATGAGTTCTTTGGAATATGATTCAACAATGGCTCGTGGCTCAGACACATACAACATTCCAATCTATATGTATGTTTCAAGAGTGGACGCAGAACTCTCGCAGGATTCTTTAGATTCTTATTTAGACGGAAGTGGAAGTACAAGTGTAAAATCAGCTATTGAAGGAGATACAACTTTAGGTGGAGTGGTAAGTTCTGCTAGAGTTGTTGAAGCGTCTAATTATGGTGTTTATACTGTAAATAGTATTGATTACTTAGGCGTAGAATTTAGCGTGGAGATAATTACATAATGTATGAAGTGATGAACGGAATAACTGTTAAAGATAAATACTTTGCTGAAGGCGAATTTATTGACGGCAAAGCTATTCCACAAAAAAGTATTAAATGGTTAGTTGAACAAGGTACGCTTGTTAAAATTACTAAAGCCGAAAAAGAAAAAAAATTACAAGAAGCTAGTAAAGTAAGGGCAAGGAATGACAAAGGTCATTATATTGCAGACGACCCTAACACAGAAGAAAACGAAGCTTGGGTAGAAAAGGAAGAAGAATAATGGACAAAGAGTTTAAGTCAATAGACTTTGCTTTAGACAATGAAACTGAAGGCAAAGTAGAAGCAGTTTTCTCTGTATTCAACAACGTAGATTCTGACGGAGATGTAGTTTTACCAAACTCACTAAAATCATTTAAAGGTTTAGAAGGCGAAGTACCAATGGTATGGTCTCACAAATGGGAGAATCCTATCGGAAAAGGTCGCATAGTTCAAGATAATGACAAGGCAACATTCAAAGGCGAGTTTATTATGTCGTCTGAGAGTGGCAAAGAAGCCTATGAAATTGTCAAAGCTATGGGAGATTTACAACAATGGTCATTTGGATTTCAAGTTGATGACGCAGAACAAGGAACTTTTCAAAAGGACGGACAATCAGAAGATGTCAGGTATATAAAATCTGCTACTGTATTTGAAGTCTCTCCTGTTCTTGTTGGTGCAAATCAATCAACTTATACTGTTGCAGTAAAAGAACAAAAAGAAAAAGATGTTAAAGATGTTGAATCAGGTCTTAGATTCACAGATGAAGCTGATAATGTGCTTATCACAATTAACAGTTTCATTGATAGAGCAAAAGAACTTACTTCTTTACGCTTAGATAAAGGCAAAACATTGTCAAAGTCTGCTCAAGAATCCCTTATGCAGATTCAAGACCGAATCCAAGAAGTCTATAACGATTTAGACAACATTCTTGGACTAGGAAAAGAAGAAGCTGAGCAACCTAAAGATAATATTGACTCACTTTGGCTAAACACACAAGAAGTCTTGGCAAGAAGTCAAGGCATAATTAATGAAGGAGATAAAGTTGAGTAAATTAACAGAACTCACACAGGAACTCCACGCATTAAGAGAAAAGCAATTCGGTGCAATCAAAGAAATGAAAGACACTTTTGAAGATGGGTCTGAAATATCTGTTGAGAAAAAACAAGCTATCGAAGATAGAAATGCCGATATTGAAAAACTTAATGAAAAAGTTAATGAATTAAATGCTCTAGAAACTCAAGAAGCAAGACTTGAAGAAGCATTAGAAAAAGGTAAAGAAGTAAAATCAATGCCTATTCACAATGAGAAGGAAGTCATAGAGAGAAAAACTCTTGGCGAACAACTTATTGACTCTAATGCCTACACAAGTTTTATGAATAATGGGCAAAAGAACATTAATTCAGAACTAAAGTGGAATCCAAAAGTAGAACTAAAAACTACTTTGACAGAATCAGGTTATCCACCTGCCGTAACTAGGTCAGACTTAATCGTACCTACTGCTTTGAGAAACCCTCAGACAGTAATCGATTTGATTGATACTATTACAACAGATAATTATCAATATAAATATCTAGAAGAATCCACATTCACAAACAACTCTTCTGCAACAGCAGAAGGTGGGGCATTGGGCGAAAACGCACTTGCTTTCACAGAAAAGACAGAGAACATTCGTAAGATTGGCTCATTCTTACCTGTAACCGATGAGTTGTTAGCTGATGTCTCAGCAGTAAGTGGTTATCTTGACTCAAGATTACGAACAATGGTTAATCTTGCAGTTGGAGACCAACTACTTGCAGGAGGTGGCTCAGGTGCTAACTTAACAGGTCTTTTGAATGTATCAGGAATCAATACTTTTGATTTCTCATCATTCTCAGGAAACCTTAAGAGAGTTGGACAAGTTTATGAAGCAATTACTGAAATTCAGAAAGATAGCTTCTTAAGTCCTGACGCAATAATTATGCACCCTTCAGATTGGTATCAAGTTGTTACTGAAGTTAACGCAGTTACTACAAGTGGTAGCTTGAATCCATTATTTGTTGGTGCAGGACAGTTCGGTGGGCAAGTTGGACAAACACTATGGGGACTCCCTGTCGTGTTAGACACAACTAGACCTGCAGGAACTCCGATTGTTGGAGTATTCGGTGGAGGACAAGCGTGTCATATTGTCGCAAGACAAGGTATGGAAGTCGCTATGTCTGATTCCCACGATGAAAACTTCGTAAAAGATATTATGGTTATGAAGGCAACCGTTAGATTAGGATTCCCTGTCTATCGACCAACTGCTTTCTGTACTATTACTAACTTTTAATAGTTAATAATGGCTTTGATGTCCCATTCCAATTATGTGAGTGGGACATCTAGCAAAAAGGAAATGATGAAATTAAAAAAAGATATTTATATGAATGACGAAGGACTTTGTAAAGAGTCTGCTGAAGGTATGCCAAAAGGTTGGCGTAAAGGAAAACTTGTTGCAAGAGCAGGTTGGGAAATGCCTGACGCAGAATACAAAGCTCTTAAGTTTGTAGAAGCAAAAGCAAAAGCACCTAAAGAAAACAAATCAAAGTAGGTCTTTAAATGGCACAGTATGTTGATAAAACAGATTTTAAAGCATACATTGGTTTATCAGGGTCAGCTCAAGATGACAACATTGATACTGCTATTGATTCTGCTTGTAGATTAATTGACGCAATAACAGGTAGAAGATTTAACCAAGATAGTTCTGCCAATGCAAAAGTATTTACACCAAAGTCGAGTGTCTATCTTGATGTGCCTGATATAAGTACAACCACAGGTCTCATTGTTAAATTAGATGACAATGATGACGGTACTTATGAAACTACTTTAACAATCAATACAGATTTTATAGTTGAGCCAAGTAATCCTAGAGTATTAAAGATTACAGGTGGCACAACTTACCTTGAGCCTTACAACAAGATTACAATTCTTGATACAAGAAGCTCAGAGAGATTCGACCCAACAATAAAAAACAATGTTCAGATAACTGCCAAGTGGGGTTATTCAATAGTTCCTGAAGATATTAAAACTGCAACATTGATACAAGCCCTAAGATATTTCAAAAGAAAAGATACTCCATTTAATACTTATGGAGATGTCAATACAGGAGTTAGCGAGTTATTCTCCAAGCTAGACCCTGATGTTAAAACACTACTTAAAGCACACAAAAAGCTCACTTTAAGTGGCACAATTCTATAATTTTTTTAAATTTTTTTTAAAACCCTATAAACATTGACCTTTTTTATAAATATTTCTTATTAAATACTTGCATATAATCGTAGATTATGATGTAATTAAGTATGAATGAAACAATGAAAAATTTAGAAATCGCAAAAAACAATGGTGTTGAGTGTATAACAAGAGAACTTGATACTGTTGATGAAAATGGAAACGGAATAAACATAATTCACTTAAATCAAAAACAAGAATTTGTTAAAATGCCTAATACTTTAGGATATGCTTATTATAAAGAATTAACTTTTTGTGAAGCAAATGCAACAGAATATCTATCAATATCAGATTCTTCAATTCAAAGAATGGTTGATTATTGTGCTAATAATGACTTACAAATAGAAGTTTGCCAAGATTGTTTGGAGAAGTTCTAATGCCAAACTTTAACAATCCTGACGGTAGCTTTAACCGTGATAAATGGCTAGATTTTATGAATACTTCCATACAATCTATTCCTTTTATTAATTCTTGGAATGCAGATACTGTACATATTCAATTTAATGCAGGTGGTAAAGATAATAAAAATACAATTAGATTTGCACCTAGCTCTTGCATAGTAGAAAAAATGGAATACAATTCTGCACATAAAATTAATGGACTTCCTGTTCCATTGGATAATTACGACTTTGTAGATGTTTGGGATAACGAAAAAGGTTGGACATATTTTCCAAATAGAATAGCTAGTTATATTTCAGATACAGACCAACTATCTCACGAAAAACACGATGATGATTATATAAAAAATTATGGTTTTGAAGCTACAAACAAAGGACAAATTCAACTATTTGCTTTAGATATGCAGGGTAGTTATGTTAGAAATTTTGTTGTTGTATATCCTGACAGAACTTGGAGATACTTAGGTAAATGGGAGTATGCTTCATTAGGTTTGAAAAAATATATACCTTTTAAAATTAAAAAGAACTTAGAAAAATATAAAGAGTATGGAGTTTTATAAATAATTGTTAGTATGTCTTTATGGCAACTAACAGAAATTTCAGCTTTGAAGGATTTACACCATTAAAAAGAAAACTACAGAATGGTAATTTTACTTTAATTCCTTTGCGTCATCTAATGAATGAACACGCAGAAGTAATTACAAAGAATGCAAAGAAGGTAGCACCAAACGACACAGGAACATTAGCAAACTCTATTGACTTCAAACAAGTTGCTATGGTTGGAAGATTACCTAAGAAGATTCAGATTGAAGCTACTGCACCACACTCAGAATTTGTACACGGTAAATTCAAAAGATTACCTAGTGGATATAAACCACCACCACCTAAGAGAAGAAAAAATTGGGGTAATCCAAATTGGCGAACTAAACCACACTTCCCACCAATACAACCGATAGAAGATTGGGCAACAAGTAAAGGTTTGAATACTTGGGGTGTGGTACAATCAATCAACGAGAGAGGAACTCCCTTAGTTCCATTCTTGCTTTTAGCAGAAAAGAATACTAGAAAAGCGAGAAAAAAACTCACTAAAAAAGCTCAAAAGCAAATAGCATTGAGTTGGAAAATGAAAAGATAAGTGTATTATAAGGAGTGATATGCCAAAAGGATATGGATATGGTGGCTCAAGGTCATCAGGTAGAAGAAGAAGAAGAAGAAACAATAGAGGTAAAAAATAATGGATTGTTGTGGTAACGGTTGTTGCACAGGTGGTAGATAATGGCGTTTATTCACGGTAAAGACACCAAAGTAATTATAGACTCAACAGACTTGAGTGCTTTTCTTAATAGTGCAGAGCCTTCAAGAACTGCTGATGTAGGAGAGACTACAACTTTTGGAACAACAGGAAATGCAAAAACTTATATTGCAGGAAGTTCTGACGCAACAGTTTCTTTTGGGGGATTTTTTGACCCTACGGCAGATAATATTATTCAAGGTTTAGTTGGAACTAATGACAAAGTCGCAGTTATTGGTTTTGACGGAATAGACGCAACAGACGATTGTATGTTTGGTAAAGGCGTAACAACTAATTATGGGATTTCAAGTCCTGTTGGAGATGTTGTTGCAGTAACTTTTGACTTACAAGCAAGTGGATTTTTTAGTGGTAGTGTTCTTGAAAATGCAACAGTAACGGCTTCAGGTAACGGAACTGCTAGAGATAATGGAAGCTCTACTGCCAATGGTGGTGGTGCTTTTATAGTTGCAACATCAGTATCAGGAACTAGCACTCCTACATTAACTGCTAAGATTACACACTCAGCAGATAATGTAAGTTATGCAGACTTGGTTACTTTTACTGCTTTAACTTCAGCAGGTGCAGAAGTTAAAGAAGTTGCACT